ATGAAACATTTTATTAAAGAAAACAAAGGTTTAGCCATCTACAGCTTTTTAATTGTCTTTGCTACTTATGGTATTAAACTATTTAACAATACTTACGCTATTGATACTATGCACTTAATGACTAACTACAGAGGCTACTTAAAACATTGGGTTTCGATTGGTAGACCAGGATTAGTAGCTTTAAAGCTTTTAACATACAACTATGTAAATGTTTATTTTTTAAATTTGTTAGCTATTATTTTCTTTGCTATCGCCACTATCTTGTTGTGCTATTATGTTGATCTTTCAACTAAGCAGATTTATAACAAAAAGTATTTATATATTATCCCAAGTATTTTTCCAACCAGTCAATTATTTAGCGAACAATTTTACTTCGTCCTACAAAATTTTGAATTTTCATTAGGTATCTGTTTGGTTATACTTTCTCTCATTGCTATTTACCATATTCCCAATAAAATTTTTAAATTATTCGGCTTTTTGTTGCTGACGTTTACACTTACTATGTACCAATCATTCTTTGTATTTGCGTGTACCTTAATTTTATTCAAGATTTTAATGACATTGTATTTTGCTCAGTTAAATGATCTTAAAATTTCTTTTAAAGACTATGCCTTCAAAATTGGTCATTTTATTCTACTAGCTATTTCATCTCTCGTTCTATCTCAACTAATGGCGATGTTAGCGAAAAAAGTTTTAAACGTTGAAAGCTCCTATCTAGATAATATGATTCTTTGGGGTAAACGCCCTCTGATAGATTCTATCAACGATATTAAAGATTACGCCAAAGAACTATTCTTCCCTTCAGTCGGAGACACTTTTTTTACACCGCTGTTTTTGATATGTGTTCTTTTACTGGTCATTGTATTAATTAATATGTCCTATCTGAAACGCAAAAATGTTTTCTTCATCTTTATTACCTTGTTAGGTATTCTAATCACTCCACTCATGTTTACAATTTTAGGTGGAAAACGTCCGGCAATTAGAGGTGAAGTGCCTAACTTTCCTGCTGTTTTAGCATTATTACTCATCTTTATTATGATTTACTGGGGATACAACTTTGTGCTTAAACATTTATTAGTTGGCATAGTAATTCTCTTTACTTTTATTCAAGTTCGGGAAACAACCAACCTAGAATATTCTGAGTATCTAACAGCGGAAGAAGATTTACGTACTGCGGAAATGATTACAAATAATATTTATTCAATGGAAATTGAGAATCCTGAATCCTATAAACTTTTAATGTATGGAAATCGTTCTCCTCGGAATGTTTCAAATATAAAAGGTGAAACAAACGGTGTCTCATTATTTGAATTCATGCCTAACTCGGTGCATACTAGTTTAAATACTTTACTCTATATGAAAACATTTGGATTAAATTTTAATGATCCTACACCAGAAGATTTTGAAAAACACAAAGCTTTACAAGCAGAAATGAATGTCTGGCCTAGCAAAGATTCTATCCGAGTGGTAGATGATTGTATTGTTGTTAATTTGTCAAAGTAGACAATTAAATTTTATAGATATTTTACTAGCGGTAGTTGTTTTAGCAAAAGACAACTACCGTTTGCTATAAAAAAAGAACCCTTGCCACACAAGGGTTCTCGAACATTCAAAGTTGAATGAATTATTTTACTGTAATAGAGATTGCTATTTTCATAGCGTTCTACGTAATTCTGATTTAAGTTAAATATAGTTTCTTCTATTATATGTAGTTCTGTGACGTTCTATATATTTCTATTTTTTATAGTCAAAGTTTAGTCATTTCTCGCCAGCGTATAGAAAGAAATGTGTCATAAAAAAAAGACTGCTCTCGCAGTCTCCCATGTGAGTTGGCGTACTTACATTACGCTTAATAGCTATTATCAAACATCACATGTAAACAGTATAAGGATTTCCTTATCCGTGTTTACAGTATATCTCATATGGCATATATATGCAATAGATTTTATTCCACAAATTTTCCACATTAAGGTAAATGTAAACAAAGATGGTTGGGTATCATTCTTAACTTCTCGTTTTCTACCTTAAAAGAAGTCCATATTCTATTAGCTAAAATGTCACTTGCTTGTATTAAATAATTATTGGCTGAATTACAATATTCTATATTTACAGAAACTTCTTTAAAAAAAATAGGTGAATGAACAGTACCATAATTATAATTATGAATACCATTGCGCAGTTCCTCGTATATTGATTCTCGTAGTCCATAAAAACCATTTGAAGAAGTTGGTTGTTCATCAACATAAATATAAATTTCAATATCTTCATCATTAGAAAGTTTCTGCTCTTTAATAAGTTGCTCTAACTTACGCTTCACCAACATTTTTAATACATAGTCTTTGTATCTATGTATTGCCTTCTTCTCACAAAGAATACTATTATAAACCCTATCAATATCTACTGTTAATCCTGCACTTTCTTCATTTTTCAAAATCTGGTATAAACTATTTTTATATTTTCGTTTTAAATTGCACGCTTTCAGTTCGTCCTGTCTACCAAGACTTTTCTTTATTTGGCTATTAACTGCTCTATACTTTCTTTTTGCATTTTCTTTTGGTTCATTTCCTATAAAAACTAAACCCGCATAAACAAAATATCTATTATTACTATTGCGATGTAAAACCCCTGAATCATCAAAATAAAAATAAACTTTCTGCATATCCTATTTACCCCTTGCTTATCGTATAATATATTTTACTATAAATTTACAGTAAAATATAGGTAAATAAATATTTTCAGTTAAATATCTAAAAAAGAAGTGAACAAATTAAAGAAAGAACGTGATAAACTTGAAAGAAAAAAAGACGAGTGAAGCACAGTTACGGGCTTCCAAAAAATGGCAAGAAAAAAGTAAAGAACACATGAACTATATTCGCAAACGGTCTGGCGCCCGTGGGTTTGTTAAAATTGCAAGCCTTGAAGATTTAAAGGAACTAGAAAAGATGATTGCCGAAAAAATAAAAGAATTAGAATAAAAAAGAAGCCCAATCCTTGAATTGCATCAAGAATTGGGCTTCTTTCACTTTAATAACCTATTCCCCAAACATTTGACGGGTTTCCGTCATTTTCTCCTACTGGGATAAAAATTCTTGTACCTTGAGAGTCCGAACCGCCTAACCACACAAAACCATCTTCTACAAAAACAGAATCATAACGGAAAGCGTCACCTTTACTCCATACTCCATAAATTGGCGCACTCAAGCTAGGTTGTCCACCTCTTAATACAATTCCTTCTGGCACCGTAATAGTAAATACGTTAGTTTGTTTAGCTGGTTTATTTTCCCATAACCCCGCAATATCTCCATCATTAGCATAACCTAACAATTTGCCACTATTTTCGATTTTATAAAGGTTCTTGTGTCCATTCAATTTTTTAGTAATAGTTCCTACCTGCGTCCATAGTTTTGAAGCGTCAATATGTTCATTAATTGGCGCATCTGGCGTTTTATAGATAGAAGTAACTAGTACATTTTGATTTACTTTATATTCTTTTGGTTTCGGATTAACTGGTGTACTACTTCCATTTTCTGGCAAACCAGTCATTAAATCTTTTTGAAATTGGGCTTTACTGATTCCCCAGCTTGCTAAATAACCATATGGGTCAGTATGATTTCCCCAAATATTATCAGTTACCCATTGATGTGTTTTAATACCATAATTAGTTGCGTCATCTAAATCATAAGTAGCGCCAATTTTATTAGCTAAATCACGCAACAAATTAATGTATACTGGATAATCTTTCTTAAACAGTTCCGCATTAGAAGTATTGGCTAGTTCTACTTGGCTATAGGCGTATGAATTAGCATTACCAGCTCCCCAAGAAACACGCCCATTTTCTGCTACTTGGATAACACGACCTCCGCCACCTACTACATACTGTGTAAAGGCTTCTTGTCGTTGCCAGTTGTTAAGCATGTTATTGGCTTCGTTATCAATCCCCGCATCTAAGTTTGCTGTATCATGAGCAATAATATATTGCCCTGTAGTTTGTGCCCAACCAGCGTTAATATTGCCACGGTGTTCTATTTCATAAGCATTTGCGCTAGCTGGTAAAAGCAAACTTGATAACATTGTCCCTAGAATAAATAGTTTTACTTGTTTTTTCATTTAAAAACCTCTCTTCTTTTTGATATAAAAAAGAAGCCATCATTTTGATAGCTTCTTACTTCTCTGTATCTCTTAATTGAATTAGTACGTCTTTTAGTTTCTGCGGTAATGGTATAAATTCACCAGCATTTTCAAGCAATGAAATGCCTTCGTTAGCAATGTAAAACATGATAACAATTTCCCTAAGAGGAATTGCATCATTTACTAGTTGTTGGATAACTACAGCTGTTGCAACCACAAAGAAAATCATGACTTTTTTTAGAATCCCTTCAAAACCCGTTCTACTTGAAAGTTGTTTAACTTTCCACCCTTTCATTAAACCAGTAACATAATCAGCAACGACCATAAAGGATAAAACATATAGAATCTTATCCATACCTCCTAGTAGACCAGCAGTTGTACCACCTACTAAGCCAAAAATCATTGTAACGGTATTAAAATATTTTTCCATCGACTCACCTCCAATATAAAACCATTTGATTGTTAATATACGTTTTTTTATTCTTATTTAAACATTACAAAGTAAATGATCCATCACTTTTAGCTGTTAATTTAATCACAGTACCAAGTCCAATATTTCCAGTTTTTGGATATGGGTCATCTGTCGTCCACGTACATACGCCGTACTGATTCCCAGTTTGTCCTGACATGAAGGTCACACGATTTGGATAAGTACCGTTTCCAGGTTCGAGATGCATCTTGACTGGTTTTTGCGTGCTTGTTTTAGCTGTCGATGTTACTGAGAAAGGTATGTTCCAAATTTTACCTAAATCCTCTGCCCCAGTATTATACGTGGCTCTAAATCCCTCTGGAATCTGCAACAAGACACCATTTTTCGGCTCGACATCAATTTTTGTCACATTTGCACGTATATGACACGTAACAACATTCCCAATCCTGATACATGAAACTTCTAACTCACTAACAACATTAGTATCTGGTGATCCCGACTGTTTATATACATACTTTTCCTGCTTATCAGCTATCATTTGTACCACTTCAAAGTTTTTATTTATTGGTTCATGCCACAATGGGTCGCCTTCATTAATTTTTATAATTTCACTCAATTAAACCCCTCCTAAAATTATTTCTATTGTTTTTATACCTGAAATAAATCTATGATGATAATCATCAATTTTTTGGTGTTTTGGATTTACTAATCCATAATCAACAGGCACTTGCACTTTTAATGATTCCCTATTTAAATACTCTATGTTTGTGGGAATTGTAGTTGGATGTCCTCCGCCTGCACCTGTTGCCTCTTGTCCTACTGGAACAACTCCTGCTCCATAATCCCAAGTTAAAGCTCTTACACTAGGAAACCCTTTTAATCCATGGTGGATCGTTCCTAACTCTATATTAGCGGTTAAAGCGTTAATTTGATTTTGTAAATTTCCTGCTTGGTTTTCATCTAATTCACTCTTTAAACTATCTAACCAGTTACTAAAGATTACTGACATTTCAGTAAGCATTGAATCCATTTTTCTTTCTTTTTCTTGTGCGTTTTCTGTAAAAGCATTAAAGGCTTCTTCTAATTTCTCTTGATACTGTTGTTCTAATCCCGATACATTTACTTTATCGTATGGGCTAGTATAGCCACATGCTTCGCTGTCAGCTCTAAAATCTTTAATATTGGCATTAGTAACACCAGAAGCATTCCTTACTACTAAGATTTCAGCAAGTTTTAATTCATATACTTGTTCTGTTCGTTCTAATTCGGTTGTACCTTGTTTATATACAGCACTCATTACACGATTATTTAAATCTAAACGAACTACAACACAATCTTTTCTATCCTGAGTGGTAGAAGCTACTGGTACATCTATCGCTAAATCTTCTGTATTGAAATATTGGCGACCTTCAACCACCGCAACACCGCTAGAAACAATAATTCGCATACCTTTATTCGGCGCCTCTTTAACTTTTAAAGCATTGACTATAGTAATTGCAACACCATTTCTAAATAGATTTTTATAAAATAGTGAAAAATCAGAATCACTATAAGTTCTATCATTGTTTACTGATAAAAAAGGAAAAGCCCATTGTGTCATTTTTTACCTCCCTCCTAAATAATCAAGAATTGTTTTACTCTCTTTCCCCAATTGCGGGGTGATATGATAGCCTTTTTCGTCCCAAGTTTCAGTAATTCCTAAAAGTCTAGTAGTGTATGATAAATGGTAAATAGCACTTACTACTTTTACAATGTCGCCTATCTGATAATCTTTTTCCAAAACAAATAGTACTGAATGGCTATTTATATCGCCTTTCAGTACTAAAATTTTTTCATCTTCATTAAGCTTTTGCTTGCCTCTAGTTGTTAGTGCTTCTTTATACTGGGCATCTGTCAAAGTTTTATCGTCTGTTGTTTGTTGTAAGTCACGTGCATCAACATAAACTTCTTTTCTGGCAAAATCGGTTAAATTATCATTGATAACAACATTCTTTCTAGCCGTGCCTTCTCCTTCACCAAAAACATAAGCAACACTTGATTCTGAATAATTGTTCATTTCGTATTGCTCATTTATTAAGTTTTCCATTCTAGTTGAAAATTCAATGTTTTTTGATTTATCAACACCTGAATAAATAACTAGGTTTGCTTTTGGTTCTTTTTTACTTGCAATTGTTTCTTTTATTCCTAGTTCATATTCATCTAGCAAGCTAGAAATTTCTTCTAAAATATTACCGTAACTATTCTGGTAAGCTATCTTACTACTTTTAGTGTCCTGATTGATTATTGAATTAAACACACTTATTTTTCTTTTGGCATCTGTAGCGACTACATTATTATTAATTAAATCAAAAATAATTTTACTAACCATTGCTGATTGTGTATCATAAATCTTTTGATTGATTCTATATTTAATTAAGCCTAACAAGCTTTTGCCTTCAATGGATAATTTCTTTCCATCATCACTTTTAACACTATCAACAAACAACCAGTATTGGTTATTGACTAGTAAAAAAGTATCATCATCTGCGGTATACGTTTTGAGATTATTTTCATTTACAGAAAGAAAAAGCGTAAAAGTATCTTCTTTTGAATAGTTTCTTTCTAGGCTAAAACTTTTAAAGGTATCAAGTACTTCTACACTTTTATATGCTTTATCTATTTTTTTAAACACTTCAATTACTATTTCATTAGCCATACAGTTAAACCCCCATAACTAAAGGAGTAAAAGTTAAATTAACTATAACGCCATCTACTCCTGAATCAGCTTCTACTTGTAAATAGTTGGCACCTTTTTCTAAAAAAAGAAAAGTAGAGTTTTCAAGGCGTTCACTCATTGCATTTACTTCTGTACCATTCACAAGCTTTACTACTTTTTTCTTCCCTCTGCGGGTATCAATAAGAAATTCTGTACCAGCTTCATAAGTTCCTTCAAAACCAAAAAATTCTTGAGTAAGTACATTGTAAATTCTAGGATTTTTGCAAATGGTAAAAGTCTTCATTGAAAAAATTCCACCTGTAGCTACATCGCCATCATTATTAACTTGAATAATATCGCCTGATTTTACAGTAGCAAATATATAATCTTTAGTAATATCTAATGGAAATTGAAACATATTGACCACTTTTGATAGTGGTATTAATGAATCATAAAAGCTTACATCTCTCCAATATGGATCTAACGCTTTAAATTGGAGACTAAAATCTAGCAAGTCTGGGTGTGATTCTACAACTTTAAATGAAGGCGAAATAACAGCTAAAACATCAATTTCATATTTTTTAGTATTGGTTTCTACAGTAAAGGTAAATGTTTTTTTAGGGTTTCCAACTTCAATTAATCCCCTACGTAAATCTTCTATATCTCTTTCATGATTGCCAATAATGCGACCTTCCACCCGTAAATCTCTTACACCTAATTTCTGACTTACAAAAACTGCACCATCAAGGTTGTATTGTTCATCTGTTTCTATATTATTTTCTACGGTTTCTGTTCCCTCAATTGAACTTAAAATAAATGGGTAGCTGTTGCCAACAGTAACAGCTACCCCATCACTATTTTTTATTGTAATTATCATGCTGGCTTGAACCCCCTTACTAAGTCTATTAATTGCCGTTTGGCTTCTTGCTGTAACTCTCGTTCAGTCATTTGTGGCGCTTGCTCTAAATACTGATTAACTGTTATTGGTTCAGATTTAGTTACTAGCATTGCCATTAACTGAATTAATTTATCTAATTTAGCTTCAACACTTGCATTACTTCCTGTGGTACCTACACCTAAATAGTTTGCTGTTTTGTTTAATAATTGGACGGCTCTACTTCGTTTAGCTTGCGCCAATGGTATAATAGCTTCTGCTCCATTTTCAGCAATAGAAGCAAATTGAGGCATTGAAATAATACCACCATTTTCATAACCGTGCCCATGTCCAATCACTTGAAGCATTCCTTCTTTCCCGTAACGGCTCATGGCATAACGCATACCAGCAAGCAAGTTATCTAACCCATTCATACGGTCATTGTGTCCAGGCATTTTAAAAGCTTCAAATGTTGCCCCAATTACCTGAACTAAACCTTTCGCTAAATCACCAGTGATAGTATTAATATCGGTATAACCACCTTGAACCGCTTTTTCATTTCCGCCTGATTCCGTTTGAATCTGACTTAGCCAAGCGTTGGTATAAGCATCGTTTACAGGTAAACCAACCATTCCTAAAGCTTTTTTAACGGTTCCTCTCCAGCGTTCTACTCCTGTTCCTGCTGGTGCTGAATTTTTCTTTTCATCTTCTGCAAAAAGATTTTTAACCCAACCAAACATGGAATTTTTAGCTGTGTCTACTAAACCTTTTCCCATGTCTAAAAATACACCACTTAATCCATTGAAATTAACGAATTTATCTACTACAGTACTAACTAATTTTGCTGGATTTTTTGCATAGTCAAAAATATCTAACGCAAAATCTTTAACATTGCTAGCAGTTTGTTTTACTCCGTCCCACATTCCGCCAAAGAAATCACCAATCCCATTTTTATAAGCAAAGGTTGGCGTACTACGCCCCATAATTTTGGCAGTTTGCTCTGCGGGTAAAACTTTCATTCCTCTAGGTGCATTAGGAATTAATACATTTTTGCCTTGCGGTAAAAACATTCGCCCATCTGGCATCTGAATTAATTCAGCGCCTGCACCATCATTTACAATAGCATGACCGCCTTTGTGCCCGTCCGTTCCTTTTGCGTAAGGGTGCCATTCTTGGATTTTGTTCTTACTACCAAATTTATCTAAAATCCAGTTGGCTCCTCCAATAACCATATTTACAGGAGCCGAAATACCTTTAACAGCACCTTCCCACATTCCGACAAGAGCATTTTTCAAAGCATCACCACCATTTCTAATACCGTCACCCATCATTTTAGGTAAAGCTTTTACTTTATTAACAATTCCTGAAATTCCATTACTAAAGAAATTCTTGATACCTGACCACATGCTACTAACAATATTTTTAGCGTTCATTCCCATACTACCTAAATGAGAGCCAATGTTTTTAATAAAATTAACGGTACTGCCTACTGCGCTATTGATACCACTAACAAAGAAATTTTTAATGCCTGTCCACATACCTTTTACAATATTTTTAGCACTTGTCGCCATGCTTCCTATACGTGAACCAATACTTTTAACAAAATTTGCTGTACTCCCTATTGCACTGCCTATACCCCCAGTAAAGAATCCTTTAACTGCTGTCCACATATTTTTTATAATGGTTTTAACACTAGTACCAAAACCTCCAATACCTTTAGTGATACGACCAATGAAAGAAATATTAATCCAATTCCAGATAGCTTCAATAGCACCAAAAAATATCTGTTTAATGCCTTCCCACATTTTCTTAAAATCACCAGTAAATAAGCCTGTAAATACTTTAATAGCACCTTGAATTACGCCTAAAATACCATGTATAAAACCTACAACCGAATCAACAAAAGAGCTAATAACATCAACTACTATTTTTAAAACAGGTTGGATAAACACTAAAAAGTTTTTAAATGCCTCTATAAATTGTTTCCCATTTTCATCCCAAAATCGTTTAATTTCCGAAAAAATACTAGAAATAGCGTCACCTATCTTTTTAAAAATGGGCATTAGCATTGGAACTAACGTTTTTATAATGCTATCGAAAATAGGCGTTAAACTAATAAAAGTAGCTAAAATAGCATTTTTTACAATGTCCATTGCTTTTTTTACTTGATTTATAGCACTCTCAACCTTTTTAATGCTTGCTTCTGGCATCAGCTTTGCTAAAATATCATGCCCTTGTTTCTTTTGGTCGTCATTGCCAGCAAATTCATAAATAATGCCTTTAATCCCGTCCATGGTTGGTTTAAGCTTTGCTTTTAAACTTTGGGCGCCTTGTAAAATATTCTCGCCTAACTTATTCCCCAATGGTGCAATAGCTACACCAATATCAGTAAATGCAGTAGTTGTATTTCTTTTTAATATTTCCCAAGGTGAAATATCTTTAACATTATCCGCTACATTTTTAGCTGAGTTATTTACATTATCGTATTGATGATTTACATCATTCAAACTTTCAACAACTTGCAAAGCATTATCTTCACCTAACGCACTCCAAATATTAGAAGCAAGAGTTGCTTCATCTTGCTTATTTTTCATATTTTCAAGATCGCTTATTAAAGACATCATGACATCTTTAGCTGTAGCTTCGCCATTTCTGTATTGAACAAAAAGTTCTTGAGTACCTTGTGAAAAAGAACCAAGATTTTCTTCTATACGTCCATCATTTAAACTTATACCGAATTCTTTTACAAAGTCGTTTACTTTGTCTAGGTTAAATGCCCCGTTTTGCAAACCATTATTTAATACACCCATTGTATCTTTAGCAGTAAAACCCATTTGGTACAGAACTTGACTGTACTCGGTCATATTGTCGGCTAATTCATCAGATACATTTAGCCCTGTTTGTGCCCCTTTGTTTAAATAATCAAAAGCTTCAGTTCCCGAAATTTTGAAATTTTTAACCATATTAACGGCACCACGAAGGCTTTCATTTAAATCCGAGCCAGTAGCTTTAGAAAATGCTAAGGCATCAGTCGCCATTTGTTTTAAACTACCATTATCAAGGTTAGGCAATAGCTGTTTTACAGTAACTAAAGATTCTTGTACCTCATCTAACGATTCACCAAATCCTTCTGAATAAATAGTTGAGGCTGTATTTACTAAATCACCTGTAGCTTTATCCGCTAAACCTAATTGTGCTTTAAAATCTCTAAAACTTTGGCTTGCATCGCTGATACCTTTAACAATATCAACAATTTCATTTTTCACTGCTTGAATGCCCGCCAAGTAAAAACCACCTTTAAGCATTCCCTTGAAGCCACCTAAGCCTTCTGTTAAAGCACCTAAACCTTTTTCTGTTGGCGTCATACTTTCGCTCATGTCTAATTTTTTAGAACTGCTACCAGCATCTTCGACAGAATTACCTAATGCTTTAAATTCTCTTTGCGAACTATCCGCTTGGCGTTCTAATTTAGCAAGGGCATTTTTTGCATCTAATGTTTCAGTTGAATTTTCACCAAATTCTTTACTTAAGCGTTCAACTACTTTTCTTTGTTCCTCTACCGCCTGCTTAGATAAAGATACTTGACGAGCTAAGCCTTTTTGATTAACTTCCATTGCTCCCGCTTCATCGCCAGCACGTTTTAAAGCCGTTACTTGGCTATTTGTTTCTTTTTCATTGTCTTTCATTTCTTGAGACAACTTATTAACTTCTGTGGAAGCATACGCCATTTCTTTCTTGGTATTGTTTAATTGGCGCTCATACAACGTATATTTTTCTGTCGCTTTATTTACTTGAACAGCTAAGTTCTGCGCTTGTTTAGAATTTTCACCATATTTTTCAGAAGATTCTTTATGTCGTTTGGTAAGTTCTTCAACTTTCTTACGTTGTCCTTCCATAACCACTTCTAAATCTTTGGCATGTTGAGAAAGTCCATCATAACTTTTACCTGCATCACCTAATATTTTCATATTGGTTTTCATTGCTGATTCTGCTAGCTTAATCCCTCTGGTAATTTCATCTAACGTATTACCAAATTGCGTACCATCAAGTGTTAAAACACCGCCAATACTTCCAATCGGTTTACCTTTTTTTGCCATATACCGCACCTCCTTTAGTCCTTAATAGCAAAAAAAAGATAGCTAAACAGCTATCTTTTAGATCATGTTAAAGAAGTCTTCTGCACTCATTACTTCTTTATCCGTTTTATCTTCATAAAGTTTTAGTAATAAATTTATGTCGCATTCTTCTATATCGTTTAACGTCCAGCCATTTTCTAACAGCTGGCGATATAAATCATCTAAACTTTCTAAAGCTTTTTCAATGGTTACTGCTCCACTGTTTGCTTTTTTTCTTCTTTGCCCATTGCTGAATCTAATACTTCACGTAGTGTTTCCGCTAACTTTGAAGCTTCAACTCCATCCCAAATTGAATCATAATTAACTAAGTCATCATCAAATAAATTAGCAACAATATTTACTAAGCCGTCTAGCATTTCTAATTCATCTACAAGTTCATCGTCTTTTTCTAACTTCTTGAAAAAAACTAGCATATTACGTAGTTTACGACCGCTAACAAATTCTTGAATAAATGTTTCTGTTTTTCCATTTTGTTGTTTCAATTCAATTTTAATCATTTAAATTCTCCTTCGGTACTGTAATTATTGTTGGTTCACTCCACGCTGAACCAAGTTTATTATTATTTAAGTAAGAAGCTTTTTCTATATCGTTTACACCTTCACCTAAATCATTAAAAGTCTGAACATAGAAATAAAGTTTATCTCCAACATTTAACGAAGGGACATTTTCAGATGTTAAAGTCCATGTATTAGTTTCCGTATATCCCATAAAAATCGCTTTATGCGGGTCTGAATCATTAGCATTTGCATAATGAATTACATAGGATTTAGCCCCTTCCACAGCATCAAATGAGATAGTTACAGAACTATCTTCATTCAATATACTTTGTGGATTTTGGGGCGCATTAGGGTGTAGTTTGTCCTTCTGCATTATTAAACACAAAAGCTTTAAACTCTTCTAGTGCTTGCCCGTTATCATTTGGTTCTGCTTTTGCCTTAACATACGCATAACCATCTAAGCCACGGTTCACAAAATTTCCTTCAATACTATCTGTTTGTAATTCTGAACCTTTATCTTCTGCTGTTTTTAATTCTTCATCAGGAGCCCCAAACTTACCTTTTAATAAAGCAATATAAAGTTCATTCCCATCTTTATCATGTGAAATGAAAATAATAGATACGTAAGGCGGTCGTGTATTTTTTCCTAATGCTGTATATCCTTGTGGTGTTTTTTCTGCTCCTGTGATTGCATCATAAAGTTCTGGATATAAATCTGCAATTTGGAATGCACATTTAGGAGAACCAGAACCAACCGCCGATACATGAAAGGCGCCATCAGAAGCAAACGTTGTATTACTAGCGGCTGCTAATCCTGTAATTTTCGCATCAATGGTACCACCTTTTTTGGAATTAATATCAAATTCTTGCGTTACCTTTTCTGAATCGGTATTTTTTTCATGCACACCGACAATTGCACGTTCAAAACCTACTGTTGCCATAATTTATTCTCTCCTTTAACTAATTAATTTCAATTCTCTGTGTTGTGTAATAACGTTTGATAATTCTATTGCAGTTTTCTAAATCTGTATCTGTTGTTAATTCTGAGTAAACGCACTGCCATTCGTTTTCTCTCATTAATTCATCTATTAAAAAGTAATATTCATTGGCTTCTTGCAATGAAGAAAACCACAAATCTACTTGAACGCAAAATTCTAAAGAAAGCGGGTCATTAGAAGCATAGTCTGTATAAGTTGTATCTATTTCTACTAATCGACCCATTGGTAATTTTTCTAAAAGTTGGTTATCTTCTGGAATAAAATTTAAGTGAAAGTTAATTGGTTCCAATTCCACTTGATTACTGAGAATATCCAATACTTGTTTAATAGGTATATTCAACTTAAGCCCAACTCCTCTCTTATTACCTCTGCCATCAAATCAATAACAGCTTCTTCCATTTCTCTCATGGTTCTTTGTACTATTACTTTAGGAGCTTGCTTAATTGTTCCAAATTCTAAAAAGTGCATACGCCAAGCAACTTTTTTATCATAACCTACAGAGCTTTCACCATTTTTAGGCTGTGTATACACTACATTATTTTTAGCATGTTCATGGCTATTTTTGCTCTTGGGTGTTCTTTCTTCTAATTCTTCTGCTACTAATTCCGTAGCCTTCCCCACGGCTATATTTTCGATTTTTTCTCTTTTGGCACCCAATGCTTGTAGCCCTTGCGCTAAATCACTTTTAATAGTAAAGCTCATTATTCTACCGCCTTTGCAATTATCGTAGTAAATTGGCGCTTGCGCGGGTCTGGATTAATCTTTTTAATTTCATATTCTTGTTCACGCCATTTAATACGCATAGTACGCGTAATTTTTTCCCTTTGCTGGTAGCGAATAATAAAAGTTGTTGTATCTTCTAATACAGTTCCGATTGTGCTTTTAACATCGCTTAGAAACTGTTCTTGAACACATGAATAGCATTCATGAACCGTTTCTTCTACTACGATATTTTCACCAAAATTATTTTTACCATTTTCTTTTTTTATAAAGCTTATTCGCTCGTTTAAATCACCTGTATTGACAAATCTAGCCATGAGGTAACCCCCTCAATTGTTGAATTAAGCTTTCTACGCCAAACGGGATAGCATTCAAATTTAAATCCGTAGTCGTTTCTCTGTTAGCCAGCCAATGACCGACTAACAGAGCTACAGCATGGTTAAAACGTACGTCCTTCGTTTCTTCCACTTCAATTGCACTTAAAACATAACTTTCCGCAACATTTTTTAAATGCAACAAAATAGCATCTTCGGTATCATAATCAATTCTAAGAAACGTTTTTAACTCTGCTAATTCCATACTGCATCGCCTACTTAGTTGCTTTAGCTGCTTTGGTTGTTGGTGGTGTTTCTCCTCCACCATCGCCATCAGTAGCTACTGGTAAATTAACAACAAATCCAGCTTCTGGGTCTACTTGTTTGTAATCTGAACGGATACCAACCGCCAAACCTTTGCTGTATGAATCGAATTTTTCCCACTCAGCAGTAATTTCTTTGCGTTTGAATAAAATACAAGCTTCTTCTAAATCCCCAATAAAAATGAATCCTACAGTATCTTTTGGCGTAGGGGCTAATTTATTACTTGCTACAATCACATCATGCCCTGAAAATTGTTTTCCACTTGGCGCACTTAAGCTTGGTTGTAATAAATAGCGACCTTCCGCATCTTTCAATGTATCTAAATAATTATAGGCATCTTGATTAACTAACAATTTAATATCTAATTCTGGATCTAACTGCACATTGATAACATTTTTCAAGCCATCGGCATCTGTTGCAGTAGTTGCTGTAAATGAAGATAAGATAGCTAAAATGTTTTTATTATTAGTATTTTTCACCATACGTTTCATTTGTTTTTTGGAGTAAGCATTAACATCTATCGCTGAATCTTCGATTAGTTCATTAGAAAACATGATTTTACCAATCCGTGTTTCTGTTTTGTAATCGACTTCAATAAATAATGGTTCATCAACATCTACAATTTCAGCTAATTCTTCTTTAGTTGCTAATACAGAAGTGGCACGTTTTGCAACTGGAAACTTACCAGAGCCAGTACCAACTTCTTGTACAGTAATGTATTGTGATAAGTCATCTAAATTATCTTTTAATTCTAATACTTCGGTAGAAATATCTTCGGGAACGACTACAGAAGTATTGGTTGTGTTTAAACCACGTGTTTCAACGCCTTCCGTACGAATGAAATTTTCAAAAGCTTCTAATTGATTATCTTCTAAATTTTCAACTTCTCGTAAAGTTCGTTTCTCTACTTTACGACTTCGGCTCCGCTTTTCCACTGGTTTAATGGCATCTAATTCTGCTTGCATTTTTTCTTTATCTTCTGTGGCACGTGTCTCTTCTTCTGCCTTGTTTGCTTCTGCCGTAAACTCTTTGATTTTATCCATCAATTCACGGGCTTTTTCTAAATCTCCGCTATCAATCGCTTCTTGCGCTTGTTTCTTTAATTCTTCAATGTTCATAATATTCCTCCTAATTTTAGATATAAAAAAAGCCTTTAACTTAGCGTTAAAAGCTCTAATTCCAAACTGATTTTTTCTTTTTCATATTTTTCTTTCGCTTCATCTAGCGAACGTTTCGCTACCTCTACAGAAGTATCATTGTACGCTGGTTCTGGTACAATACTAATTTCTGTAAGCTCCGCGATCTCATAAATGTATCGTGTAAATGTTCCATCTGAGTTTCTAACAATTTTTTGCGCATTGGCATTTTTCTTATCTACTAAAAATCCGAAAGAACATTCGTTGACATCACCCCTTTTAATTGATTCGTAAAGATCTTTGGCATAAGTCGTATTTGGTAACATACACTTAAACATTAGCCCTTTACCATCAATAGATAATTCTAAAGTTTTAGCTTTTGTTCTACCTAAAACAGCACTAGAATCATGATTGAAGTAACATTTTACATCACTTAAATTCACTTTATCTAACGCTTTTGAATCAATGACTTCATAATAATTACCAAGTAATTTACTTTTTTCATCAAACTTAATGGCATAACCTGTTATCGTCATATCATCTAATGGCTTAACATCTTCTACACTACGTGTTTCAATTGATTTTTGTTCCATTTTATTTCTTCCCTTCTCCACTCAATAATCTTTCAATTGGAATTGAAGCGGAATTTTTGTATATTTCATCTCCGCCTTGTACTGGTTCTTTTCCATAAAATTCCCGTACTTCATTAATAGTTAATACTCCTTCACCATTATTCTTTTCAATCATTTTTGTAAACATGGTGTTTTTATCTCTACCTTGCAATGTGGAAAAATCCATATCAAACAAAATAAACTGTTCACCTTCAAAAATACCTAGTTTCCAATCTAGTTCTTGACACATCATTTTCTTGTAACCATTTAATGTAGAGGAAATATACGCATCGTTTGCTTCTGTTTCCGAAGTATTAACCATTTCCATACCAAAACGGCTTAAAGGAATACCAAACGTTTTTGCAATCTGTTTGGTACTATAAACATTGTTTTGAATCATCTCTAAAACCTTAGTATCAATTTCAATTCGTTTAAATTCCTGTGTTTCATCTAAAACAATTACTCCGCCAGCATTTTGGGCACCAGCATTTACTTCTTCAAAATCCTTTCTAATTTGCTTCTTGGTTTCATTGTTTAGAGTAGATTTTTTTAAAGATAAAATACCGCCTGCCTGTACTCCTTTCTTAAAAAAAGAAGCAAGTAAATTATTACCGTTCTTAAGCATGTTTAATTCTGGCTTTAAAGAATATAAAGGACTAATACCTTTTTTACCGTTGGTAGTCATTGCTTTAAAATGGATAATCTCATTTTCATTGCATAAGATTGTTTTAGCATTTTGTAGCATCACACTATAAAAAATTTCTTCTGTCTCTTCATCTTCTTGTACTGTAACCTGTGAAGGTTTTAAAAATGTTAATTGGTCACCATTCACTAACGCATAGGCATTACCTGTTAATAATAAATTAGCAATCATCGCATATTTAAAACTAAAGGCAGTCATATGATCATTAGGCTTATTATTTAACATTTGTAAAACTTCATCATCTTCGCCTTTTGATAAAACTATTTCAGAGCTTGCAATATCAGAAGCAATAATTCTAACTGCTGTGAAAATGTCACTCTGTAATAACGCCGTTTCACCTTGAACACTAGCTAACGTACCAACATCAGACATAGAAATATAATCAACGGCTTGCGCTATACTAGAAATACTTCGTTGTTCTGTACGCATAAAAATACCCATTTATTCACCTACTTTCTTTTTGTTGGTATATTTTGATATTCTCGGCTTAAAACAAAGCAAGTTAGTAGCATAGCTACACCTGCAACAATAAACCCGAAAATAAAATTAAATAAAAATGCTCCCACAACAAATGAGAGCATGCCTAAAATATAAAGAATTGTTGTTACTATATAAATTTTCTCCATTGTTTCCCTCCTAATGTCCGAAACCATATTCGCCATTTGCTACCAATTCATCTACCGTTACTTCGTTAAAATCAAAATACATAATTCTTGTATAGGCGTTTAATAATGCAGCTAACGGGTCTATTTTGTTACGATTCATTTTTTTATCAATCATCCACGCATCATTTTGTTCTACAACTATTGCATTATTTATAGCTCTTGTAAGAAGTGGGTTTTCTCCATGAATGGCAACTTTGTTTAAAATATCTTCTTTAAAACGTTTAATGGCTGGTGATAAAGTAATATAACCTTGACGAACTTCTATTAATTTATCGCCCCAACGTTCTTCTAATAAAGGAATTAATTGATTAAAGTTATAGGGGTCATAACAAATAGCTTCTACAATTAATTCATTAGATTCTATAAAATCTTCCAACCAGACAAGCATGTCTTTATGATCAACTAATCCAGATTCAAGTGTAGTTATTTCACAGTAACCAGCTTTTGCATATTGTCGATAAGGTGTTTTATCTTCTTTTTCTTTCGCTTCAATACCAGCTTTATTACCAATGAAAGAATGGCTATCTACATAAACCTTTTCTAGCTCTTCAATTGGAATTGCCCAACTGATAGAAGTAATATCCCCAACCCTAGATAAATCAAGCCCGATAAATATTTTCCGACCTTTTAAACTTGAATTTTCAATAACTTTCTTGGCTTTGTTCCATTCATCAGCAGACATGAAACTTTCTTTAGAAGCTTGAACCCACAAATTAAAATGCTTAGTCAACACGTTAGATACAGTTCCTTTAGCTAGACCTTCTTTATAAAGCTTTCTAATACGTTTGATTGTACGTGTAACAACTTTTTCATTGTTAGATTCAAGTAAAGGGTTAGATTTAATCCATAATGATTCATCATTTGCTTCTTTTAAGCTATCTTGTTCCCAGCAAAGCGCTAAATATTCATCATCTTCTACTTCTCCGCTTAATATTTTTTCTACATACTTATATTCGATGTCGTACATTGGATAATTTAACTTGTTACTTGCCGTGCTAATAATAATTACTAATGGTTCATCTTGCTGGCTCATAGAAGTTTCTATTACGTCCATCATTTCAGTAGTTTTAGAATAAGAATATTCATCAAAGATACCTAGCAATGTATCTAAACCATCTAACGTATCTGCATCACTTGATAATGGTTGCATAAAGCTTTCATCATTAGTAACAATTTCTTTTTGCAGTACTTTAGTACGCTTCTTAACTTCTTTACTGCTACCTCTTAATGCTTTTAGCTGAGATTTAACCATATTAAAAACAATTCTAGCTTGGTCTTTTTTATTGGCTGTAGCGTAAATTTGTCTGGCACTTTTGGGATTGCGTTCATATAACAAACAATATAAAGCAATCCCTGAAACCAATAATGACTTCCCATTTTTACGGGCTAACGATATATAGGCTTTGGTAAATCTTCGGCAATTTGTTTTCTTATGTCGCCAGCCCCAAAGCAAGCAAAGAATAAAGTTTTGAAACTTTGCAATTTCATTTGGTTCCCTTGTTTTAGGGTCTGGAAGCATTCCAATAAAAGATATAATCATTTCTGACTGTTCTGGTTTATATACGTATTCAAAATTTGTATCGTTTTCCATTCGCCACAAATCTTTTTTATGCCTATCAATCGCCTTCTGAATCTTTTTACCTACAATGATTTCACCAGCTTTTACAGCATCTATATAAATTTGTACATAATCTTTACCCGCCATTTTCTTCAACCCTTCGGAACATATCGGCAAAAGGATCTGTTTTTTGGGGGGCAATTTCAGCAGGATTTGTTATTTTCAGACGTGCATTAATGGTTAATCCCAATGAATTAGTTAAAGTCTTTAACTCTTTACTTGCAGCATTAATGGTATCTATTAAAGGATTTCTTTTATCAAAGAGTATAATTGGTTCTTCATTTAGCTGTTTTCCTGCTTCCTCAATTAAAGCAACATAATAACAATATAGCTCTACTGATTTTCTATCTAATTCTGAAATCGGTAGTTCAGTTAGATATATACCAATTCTTTTCCATTCCTTTTTAGCAGTCTTATTTAACCACTTAGGAACCTTTGAAAAATCGAGGGGGGTATAGTTATATAATGCCTCCTCTTCTTTCATCTTTTTTTCTTTTTCTTCTTTCGTCAAATGCTTCTTCGTTGCATCTAACAATTTTTTATCTCGCCCCAATTTTTCCCCTCCTTTTTGCCAAAAAATTGATAAAAAAATGATTTTAAGAAGCAACTTCGATTTATTTTTTTCAAAGTCACTTCCCTTGCAGATAGTGTGTTTATTGATTTTTGTTTCATTTTTCGACCTGCTATTTTTTGAAAACTTCAAAAAGGGAATTTTTTTCCTCCGAAGGGGGGACTTCGATTTACAGGGATTTTAAAGGGTACGGGGGTAAAAAATACCCCCTCAAAAATAAACTTATTTTGTTTTTTTATTCTGTCTGTTTTTCTTTTCAATTTTATTATGACAAATCGTGTTTACCGATTCTAAATTTTCTTCATCAAGTCTTTTTTCCCAATCGTCTTTTAATTCGGTTTTATGGTGAACCATATTTGCTTCATGAATAACACCTTTTTTTAAACACGGCTGACAAATATAGTTATCTCTAATTAGTATTTGCTTGCGCTTATTTTTCCATTCTCTTGAGTTATAGAAGTCTGCATACTGCTTATTCTTCTCTGCGTATCTAACAGTATTGTTGTAATGCTTGTTGCGTTCATAAGCTTGTTCTTGTTTTACTTGTTTATGTTTCGTGCAATACATTTCGTTATAGTCAATTAGAACATTGCACGATGCTATGGCGCATTTGCGTTTAGGTTTACTCATTTGCTAAAACCTTCTTTCTGTTATTGTATTCAATAGTTAATTGGCTCTTGCGCTTCATTTGGCATTGGCTCGCTTGTCTACTTGAATTAAAGAAACGGCGTTTTTCTATTGTATATCTGATGTAGTTAGGCTCGTAGCAAAAGCTAATACCATTCATACGATCATACGCCAACAAAGCCTTTCCGCAAACCTTGCACAGCTTGAAACGCTTCTTATTCAACTTTTCAAAGTCAGCTACTTCTAAAGACAAATCTGTATAACACTTCTCACAAAAGTATTTTAAGACTGGTTCATATAAATCAGATTCTTTAAATCGTTGAAAATCATTCTGTAATTGCTCTTCGTTGTTATAAATATCTTTGGCAAATACTTTTAGTAAATACCTTTGCAAATTCAAGTAAAAATTAATTTGTTCTGCTTCTTCTAACTGATTTACTTTCTTGATAAATCCAATCATAGAACCACCTCTAAATTTCTTTCGTTGAGTAAATGACGTTATTTTGTTTATCTTGATTATAAAAATAGTCGTTGCCAGCATTCTTCTTGCCACAGGCTTCTTTATGAAACGGGTACTGCTCTTCTAACGCTCTGCCGTCATCTTCTCTATTAAAACCATTTACTAACTGTAGAAGACCATCACAGGCGACCATATCGCCAAATCTTTCAGAAAGTAACATCAATAAATCACGTTGCACCGCTAAGCTAATATCAAAAATATTTATTTCACCCTCTAACAATTCATCAATATATTGTGAAACGGTTCTTGCTTCTGATTTTTTTATTTCTAGCACAGGTTGTTTACAACCATTCATTACCGCTTCAATTACTTCACTGGCTTTTTCTAATTCTCGTTGTAACTCCCAAAAATCAAAATTGAATAAGGTTACTACTTGTTCAATATTTAAACGTAACCCAAACAAGCAACCGATTATTAAACGTTGCTTGCCAGTTAAAGCAGCACTGTTTATTGCTCGTTCAAAATCTATTCTTTCTTCTATAAAAATGCTGGGATCTAATTCAATTGTTTCTTCTAACATAGTTTGAATAAACAGCGGTGTATATAGTTCTTCTTCCAAATACTCTCCCTCCAAAATAAAGAACGGAAGATACACAAACAAACATGCTTGTATATCCTCCGTTCTTCGGTCAGATATTAATTATTATTTTTACCATTTTTCACGCTCGTTATTTACAATATAAACAATTTCGCCATTTCTTATTTCTAAAGTTACTTCACCATATAATGGCAAGTACACTTTCTTCTCTTTGTCTTTATTTTTGATGATTATATGCGCTTTATCCACTTTACCAATCCTTTCTACTAATTTTTACATGTGATATAATTGTTAAAAAACAAAGGAGCTTTCATTATGATTAAACTTAGTAATCGTTATAGTATTAGCCAATATGATTTGGCTCAAAATAATATTCTCTTGAAAGATGTAGTATTGGAAATCCCTAGAATTTGTGCTCATTGTAAAAATACTGGTGAGCAATTATTTATAAATGGCGTGGAACTTCCAACAAAAGATTCTGCAAACACAGAAACTTTATTAACCACTGCTTGCCAGCTTTGCGGAAAAGTTTCCTTACATTTTTTTAGTGACGAATGGCAAGGAAGAAATCACTTATATTCTATTCCATCTCTAACAAATACTATTGATTTAGAAACTATGAATATCTCATCAGATATTATAAATAAATTCCCAGAATTCATTAAAATAATTGAGCAAGCAAACAAAGCCGAGCATGATGATTTAGATCAATTAGCTGGCATGGGTTACAGAAAAGCTTTAGAATTTTTGGTTACAGATTTCTTATTAGAATATCCTCAAGAAGGGGCTTCTGAAGATTGGCTAAAAAATCCAAAGACATCTCTAAGCAGTAAAATAGCAAAACTACCAAAAGAAAGAACAAAAAATTTATCAAAAGCTATCTCATTCATCGGTAATGATGAAACTCATTATTCTAAAAGGCATCCTGAACAGGATGTTACATCCATTAAAATGTTTTTAAAAGCTTTGATAAGTGATATTGAAAATGAAATAGCTTATCAAGAAGCTGAAAAATTTTTACAAAAACCAAATTAATAATTGAGAGCTTAACTCAAAGCTCTCTTTCTACTTTTCCTCCTGTTCTACGCTATAACTTTCAATTAAAAACCATTTGCCACTTAATAACTGGCACCATAATTTAAAATCCTCTCCCATTTTCATTAATTGGATAGGAACCTTCAAAAATTATTTCATGTTTTTCAAAGTATGCTTCTAAAATGTTTTTTAAAATATCTTCTGTCAACATTCCCATCGCTCCCCCGTTACATAATCAAGAAAAGCAATATAACCAAACGTGTTTACTTCAAATTTCTTTATTTCGTTTTCAGTCATGTATTTACGTCCATACAATTCTTTCATATCACGCCAAATAGCAAACGGAATAAAAGCATAAGTTTTTTTCACTTGAACACAAATACCAGCGCAGGCACCTAATTCTTCATGTAATTTTAAATAATTAAATTGTGCGTCACTCATTACTGATTGCTTTATTTTATCTTCTAAGGTACTCTTAGCTTCAAAAATAATTGACCTACCACCTGTTAATGTTCCTTGGAAATCAGGTTGGGCTTTTTGGTTTTTGTGGAACTGTCCGATAAATTGCCCACCCTGCATCTTACGTTTAACGGAAAATGGCTCTGGAGTTTTTTCAATAATCGCCATCCCTTTTTTCTTGTAATAATCACAACCAGCGAGAATTAGTTTTTCAAACATTTTTCCTTGTTCGTTTTTCATCTTGCTTTGAACTGACTTACTGTACATATTACTCCGCCTTTCTTTTTTTCTTCCACATTCTCAAATAGAAATGCCACCCCGTATCTTCGTAGTAAATTGGTTGAACTTCTGCAATGTCATAATTTTTATAAATACGTGCAAGGCGTTCTTCCCCGTAATCGTTTGATAAAGCCATTTTTTCTATTTGCTTTGGTGTATATTTATAATCGTTAGCAATTAAAGTTGGTCTTTTTAAGTTACGTGAACTTGACCATTTTTTCTTACCTCTTTTACCGAATCTTGGTTTCATCACATAATTAGCAATACCTGCAATGCCGTTATTATCAAATTGCAAACGGCGACAATTTGCCCGACCAATCATTTCTTTATTTTTTCCACGACCTTTAGACCAACACCCTTCTATTTCCTCGCGATCTAAAACACCATTTACAATTAAATGATGATGGAAATTTTTAACTTGGTTGCCTTCTTCGTCTAATTCGTATTCTGTTACTAGAATGTATTTCAATTCTTTATTTATTTTTCTACAGCGATAGCTTAAGCGTTCCAAATATTTTTTTATTTCTTTTTCTGCTTCTTCTAAAGTTGCTGGTAAAAATTTAGGTTGATAAGTTAAAGTTAACCAATAGTCCTCATAATTTTTAAAATTACCATTTGCTAATTGAGTAATACTTCTTGCTGAATTTTTATGGTTCACTTTATCTTGTGCAGGACGTGATAACTTTTTCTTTTTTGACCTCACTCCTCTTACTGCTCTTTCTGCATCTACAGTTCTTGGAATTAAATCTACCTCTACATATTCTCCACAAGATAAGACTTTTTCTCTAATAAACATATTTTGCTATCCCCTTAATTTCTACTTTGATATTTACACTTTTTAGTTTCCCGTGAATGTTAATACCCTATACAAGGACGTCAAACGCTTGTTATTTCAGCGTTTTATCTTGTTACTAAAGCAAAAATATGTTATAGTTGTCTTGTCGAAATAACTATAGACTTGAGTTTGCTTTGGTAAACTTGGGTCTTTTATTTTTTAGCAAAACCAAAGCCCGACTTTTTACGGGCAATGGATTGCTATTTTTTATTGCTTATTTAAGCAATGATTTTAATTAGGTCATTTTCAATTTCTTCTTGTAACTCTGTTGTTAAATATTCTTTGATATTATTCATAGCTTCGTATTTCCATAAACCGCCATCCGCATCGAATAATGCACAGTCTGCACGATCATTAACCCTAAAAATAAATGGGCTTTCTGGTTGCGCTACTTCTAAAAAAGTTCTGTATGGTCTTAAAATTGCTGGACTTGGCACTTTCGCTTGTTGAACTGTGGCACCTTGCTTCACAGCGACCACTTGAGAAGTCCCATCGTCTTTAATGTCTGCTCCGCCTTCAATTCTTAGTGAACTTGCACAAGCTCTAATTGCTTCTGCGTCTTCCGTTCTATCAAACAACGACATAATATTAATAATGAAGCTTTCTGAATCCATAAAACGACTAAACGGAAAATTATCTAGAATAGCTTTGGCATAAACTAGACATTCACGCTTTCTATCTCCGTTTAGTGGACTTAAAACTTTAACTAGCGTTGGTGATTCTACATGCAAAATAATTGGTTTATAAGCAAAGTCTGCATCAGATTTTAAATAGTCAACTAGTCCTGTTAATGAATTAACTTCTAAAGAACTTGCGTACGGAATTGGATATAATTCTTTCAAGCTTGCTTTGCTTGCATCATAAAATGTTTTACCGTGTTGTTGCTCATAAATAACCCTTTGTCCTTCTGCTAAATCTACCGCATACTGTAAAGCTGATTTAATATTTTCTTCTGACATGTTCATTCTCCTTTGTATGTTTAGTTAGTTTTTCTAAAATCAATAACAGTTGGTTCTTCTTGTGCTTCGGTAGCTTCCTGTTTTTCTACCTCACTTACTGGTTGCCCAGTATCAGTTGCTGGCTCTCCTTTTTGGAAATCCATGTAAGTTTGCCCTTTGACATTGCTTAAAAGTTCATTTGCTTCTGGATAACCAGTTTCAAAACTTCTATTAACAATCATCCGAGCGGATACTTGTGTACGTGGTACTAATTTTTCTTTGGTTTGCATTTCAATATTTGTTACTTCTCGGTACTCATCTGGCGTAAAGTCTAACTGAATAACCACAGAACGTTTTTTGGTTGCTTCTGTGTTTAAATCAAGAATGTTTTCAATTACTTTTTCCATTGAAGCTATGAAACGCTCTTGTAATGCGCCTTCGCCAATAGTAGATAAATCCAAATTAATATTTTTCACTTGCTTTACAGTCCTTTCATGCTATAATTTAAATAACTTAACTTTTCGTTTGCTGTGTAGTTTGCCCTGCACAGCTTTTTATTTGCTCTTTTTTCCATAAGAATCAACTAACTTTCTAAATAAGCTTGTGCTACTTTGTCATGCTCAAAATACGGAGCAATATAATATTTAACCCCGCCAACTTCTACTAATCGACCTTCAACTAATCTAAGAAGGTTAGAAACAACACCTTCACAGACATTAAAGAAAAATTCCGTGGCGCTAATTGTGGAAATACCATTTTCTGGATCTTCAACAACAATATTTGCAATTGCGTTTAATGTGTTTACTTTAACCATGTTTATTACCTCTTTTTCTCATTTCAGAAAATAAGGAATTGTACAGTTTATTTACTTTCTTTACCATGCGTTGCAACTCCATTTCTCTGATGGTATTTTCTCACCAAACATATCTAATACCGCTTCATCTGTCCCACATAAAGAGCAAATGTAAACGTTTGGTTCATGTCGTGATAAAGCATTTTTTTCTAGTTCACGTTCCATATAATTCACGCCACATCTAGGGCATAGACATCTTTCATCACTTTCTATAAATATTTCATTGTAAGTTTTTGCATCCATTTTTTTCACTCTCCGCAATTAAACTTGAAATAAATAATGCAACGACCATTACAATTCCTGATATTGCATTTAAAGTTGTAATATAAACTAGTGACGCTAATAAAATAAAATCTGGTAAAGCTGTTTTAATATGTTTTTTCATACTATATTTCTCCAATCAAAATGATTATTTTTTCTTTCCATACGCTGGCGAGCGTTCTTATATTTTTCTACTGTTTAAAAACATTTTTAATTCTTCTTTATCAATTCTATGATCATTTGCTGAAAATTTAACTAGGTGTAAACCTTCTGAAATCCATTGGTTGAGCTTATCTTCTCCAATATGAAGAACTTTCTTCACTTCTGCTTTTTTCGGATAAGGTGGCAAATCTTCTAAACCTTGAGCAGTTTGACTAAAAACATTTAAAGCCAGATTTTTAATATCTTCTTTTAATTCATCTTTGAATGAATCAGGTAGCTGAATGGGTAACATTACTTCCATTTTTAACTTCCTTTCTATATTTATTTCTCACCTTGTTTATTGGTATAATTATTATGAAAGTGAGGTAAATGTTATGGATAAGCTAGAATTTTTAACTAATGATGCAAAGTATTTAATTTCTGCCATGTATCAAGAATATCTTTCACGTAGAAAAAATAATGTTTCAAAAAAAGAGGCTGTTTCATTCAATTCTGTAAATGATATTCATAGTAAGTTAATGTCTGAATGGAATTTTGAAGATACATTATTTACATGTAAAGAATTAAAAAAACACAATCTTATAACTGGGACTAACTACGGTACTGGAGAAATTGTACTTATAAATTTATCTACTGAAGCAATTGCATTATTAGAAACAACTTTTAAAGATAAAGCTGAAAGTGTTCTTGAATTTATGGCGAAAGTAAAAAATGCAATTCCTTTTATTTAAGTCCAAAAGGATTTTCAACTAAATCATTAATCTTTTGTTCTAAATCATTGAACATTTTCACTTGTTCTTCTCTTAACTCACAGCTAGCCTTAGTATCTTCTGCAATGATATTAAGGCTTTTTGCTATGCTTTCTAATGCTTCAACCATTCTTACTTCTATTTCAATCATCCTTCCACCACCTTTATTTCTCACTTCATTTACTGATATAATTAATATGAAAGTGAGGTGAATATTATTGAATAAAGAAGCTTTTGTAATTACAATGCTGGATGGCACAAAAATTCCTATTAATGATGATACTTTTCTAGTCGGTTATGTTGCTCTTGACTATGCAACTAAAAAAGAATTTTATGCTAAAAAGATTTATGCAAACACTATTCAAGGAGACGCAGGTACTTCTGAATTAGCTACTTCTTCTCCACTACTGGGAGCAATGGGTTTTCTAAGTAATTGTGATTTCTTTGCAGTTGGCGATGATGATATAGATAAAGATGAAACTAAACTATATAAAACATCGGCTGTTAAATGTATTGGATTTACTGAAACTGCAAAATTCACATCTATTTAATTTAGAATTTGCTTATTAATCTTTTTGGTTAGTTCTTCTTCCAAATGATTAATAAGCATTCTCTTGGTTAAGTCGAGTTCACAACTTTCTTCTGCCAAGCCCCGTTTTATTTCTATAACTGTGTTTCCTTTTTGATTGGATAAAATTTTATTTATGCCTTCATTTACACATTTAGCTAATTCTTCTATATCATCATGCAACTGTTTATTTCTAACGTTCATCTTTCCACCGCCTTTCTAAGCAGTCTTTTTAGTTACCGATTGGTTACTAAAATAGTAAAAAAAATAATATTCTGGGTCGATACCCAATTTTTCTTTAGCTTTAGCTACTTCTGAAAGAGTAAATTCTCTTTTGCCATTTTCTTTTTTTCTATACGTATCTTCATTCATACCCAAGGTTTCAGCCATTTGTTTTTGAGTTAAGCCTTGTTCTGCTCTAAAACCCTTCAATCTAGTAAAAGCTTGCATTATTTAGCACCTCCTTCTTCGCGTGTTACCAATTGGTTACAAACACATACTAGCACCTTGTAAATACGATGTCAACAGAAAAATTACCGATTGGTTACTTTCTTGTTTACTTTTTGTATTTTTTTGTTTATACTTTGTATTGTATTCAAGTAAAATAACGGGAGGTGACACAATGGAAACTAATAAAATTTTTGGGTTACGTTTAAAACAATTGAGAAAAGAAAAAGGAATTACCTTAGATGCTTTGGCAGATTCGATTGGAACAACTAAAACAACACTTTCCCGATATGAAAACGGCACCCGCTCACCTAAAATTTCAATATTAACTAAACTAGCTGAATATTTTAAAGTAGATGTTACTTGGCTGTCAGGTTTAGATAATAACGAAAACGAACAAGAAATTAACATTACTCCCATTTTCACTAAACTTACTAAAGAAAATAAACAAGATGTATATAACTACGCTGAACAAAAACTTGCTAAACAAGAAAACGAGCCAACTAATAAAATAGCTCATCTTCCTAAAAAAGATAAAGAAGAAGTTATTGATTTAGCAGCTCATTCTGAAATTGATGGTCGTGTTTATTCTAAAGAAGAAATAAAAGGTATCATGGAATATTTAGACCAATTTATTGATGAATAACATAAGTATTACATTAAATACTATAAGAAATACACATAAGCAGGTGTCCCCTATGAACGATTATGAAGCGTTAGTTGATATAGTTAATAAAGAAGTACCGATAAAAGAAATAAGCCTGAAATCTAAAACTAACGATACGGCTTATTTCTACAGAGGTACTATATTTATTGATAAAGATTTATGTACTATTGATAAAAAAGAACGGCTGTATGAGGAATACGGGCACTATAAAACTAGTACTGGTATAATTCTCTCTCAAAACGTTACAGAAAATAGAAAGCAAGAAAAACTTGCTAGAAATTATGGTTCAGAATTAGCTATTAGCCTTGATGATTTAATAGCATCTTGGAAACTTGGGCATATTTACTATTGGGAATGTGCTGAATTCCTTGGGTTTACTTCTGAATACGTTTATAAAGCCATTCAACATATTAAAGAAAAGAATGGTGTGAGTTTTACTTACAAAAATTATCAATTTAACTTTGTTACTGAATCTTCTCTTTTTATCAAAGAATTTTAAATTCAATACTATTTCTCACAAAAAATCCCAATCGCTAGTAAACGATCAGGACATAAAAAAACCAAATTAATTATATCAGAAATGAGGAATAGTTAAAATGAAAAAAATTTCTTTAGTGGTTCTATCTTTATTATTGCTTACTGCATGTTCTGGAAAAAAAGAAAATGAAAAAGCTTCTAGTAGCTCATCTACCGCAGTTAGTTCTGTAAAAAAAGAAGCTAGCAGTAAAGAAAAACAAATTAGTAGTAGTTCTAAAACTAATAGTTCAAGTTCTGCGAATGCCAATGTTGATAAGTTTCAAGAATATCTTTCAACTAACCCACAAAATTTTGAAAACTTTGTGGATCAATACTATTCAATTACTCCTACTACAGACCAATCAAAAGTATTTTCTAAATTGATCAAAGGAAAAAACTTTACTTTTACAGGTACTGTAATCGAACCTATGAGTACAAGAGTAGCTGTTATTGCTGATAGTAAATTTTCTAATCAATCATGGACTGAATCAGTTTCTACTAGTCCGTTAGCATCATACGTAATCTTTGTAAAAGATTTAAATAATACAAATGAATTTAATATAGGTGATAAAGTAACATTTACTGGAAATATGAGTTCAGCTGGGGCAAACTTTGATACCATTCATGCTCAATGGGATATGACAAATGGGACAATGCAAAAATTGCAATAAAGATTAGCCTTTGGGCTTTTCTTTTTAGAAAAACAGGAACATACGTTTCTTACTTACATTTCTTTCTATACGCTGGCGAGCATTTAAAGAAGTAAGAAAGTAGGTAATAATAAATGTTTCAACAATATAGTAAATTAATCAAAGAATATACAAAAAAAGATGGCTCAAAAGCCTATAAATTTCAAACTTATTTAGGAACAGACCCATTAACTGGAAAAAAGAAATTTACCACTAGAAGAGGATTCAAGACAAAAAAAGAAGCTGACCTTGCTCTTTCTCGTCTAAAAATTGAAATAGCTGAAAAAGGTCTATCCAGCAGAAAATTAAATACTCAATATTCTTTTAAAGATGTATATGACTTATGGAAAGAATCTTACGAAAGAACGGTAACACCTAATACTTTCATACGGGTAGAAAGTTTATTTAAAAAACAAATACTCCCCACTTTTGGTAGTTTACGCATTGAACACATTAAACCCGCCTATTGTCAGAAAGTCGTAAATGATTGGTATGAAAAATATGCTACATTTGGAGCGCTAAAATCTTATACTACAAAGGTATTTAATTATGCACAAAAATTAGAAATACTTGATTCCAATCCAATGATAATCATTGATACACCTAGAAAGAAATACAGTACTGATAAAATTAAATTCTATGAAAAAGATATATTAATAAAATTTCTTGAAACTGTAGAAAAAACTCAACCATATCATGTTTTTACTTTTTTTAGATTAGTTTCTTTTTCAGGATTACGAAAAGGCGAAATGTTGGCATTAACTTGGGATAATATCGATTTTTCAAAATCTGAGATACATGTTAAACGAACTATAACAAAAAATTCCAATGGTGAATTAATATTAGGATTGACGCCTAAAACAAAAGCTTCTGTACGTACTTTAAGTATTGATGAAAAAACTATGCTTGTTCTAAAAAAATGGTATATGCTACAAAAAGAAGAATTCTTTAAACGAGGAGTTTCTTTACAAAAAGAACAGTTAGTATTTTCTACAGAAAAAAATGGAATAGTCGCTTTAACTACACCTAATCGTTGGCTAGAAAAGATATGTAAAGAGTACCATTTTGAAGACATAAAAATTCATGGTTTTAGACACACTCATTGCAGTTTATTATTTGAGAGCGCAATGGAACAATCGCAAAATGGAGATATTAGCCAGTGGTTAAAAGTCATACAAGAAAGAATGGGACACGCTAAAATTCAAACAACTTTGAATATCTATAATCATGTTACCAAAAAGGCTCAACAAAATTTTGAAAAACAATTTGCGAACTTTGCTACATTTTAA